CTGGGATTGCATGGGTATAATTGCCGGCACTCACATAAGCCGTGGGATAAGTCCTTGCGCAATCCGTATGTGGATGCAGACGGAAACCCAAAAATTGATGCGCATGAGAGCCAGCAGCTATATGATCTGCAGCAACAGCAAAGGGCAATGGAGCGCGCTATCCGAAAAACAAAACGGCAGTTACTTGTGAAAGAACAGGAGATGAAAGCGTTCCCTGATGATGAGAACATCTGTGGGGACTATGATAAGCTGGCATACAGACTCCGGATGCAGAACCGGAAGTATGGAGAATTCTGCGCAGAGAATGACTTACAGCGGCAGAGTGATCGCGTAAAGGTTGCTGGATTCAAGAAGCCGCAGGCGGCAAAGGCAAACGGCAGAGCCGCGGCATATGTAAACACACTTTAAATTGGTACAAATATTCGGAGGAAATGTAGTAATATAATATTGCAGATGTTTTCTAACCATTTGTGAACCTCCTTTTTATTCATAATCGTGGAAAGTGCCTTGAAATATAGGCACTTTTTCAATTTCTAAAATTGGTACAAATCTTTTAAAATCCCATGTTACAATAATATAGTAGAGAAACGGAGGTGGGGCATGGATAAAATACAGGCACTAATTGCAGAAAAAACAGAGCAGATAGCAAAGGCTATCAAGAGCGGTGCATCTGTGGAAATCCACGCTTCCAAAGACGGAATTAAGGTGTATGAAATAAGAAAGAAGGTACTCAAATGACAAAAAACAAGAAGTTCATTGTTATTGCTGTATCGTTATCTCTTGCCGCAAGTATGCTGTTTGCGGGATGTAGCGAAGCTGATAAGGCAAATTACAATATTTCCAAGCAGGCGGATTATTTCGAGTCCGAGAGAAAACTTACTGTTTACAATGCCAGAACTGATACAATCATTCTTGAAACAGAAGGTTATATGTCTATATCCAATAATGATAATGGAGAGTTGGTATGTACCGTAAAGACCGGGAAAAACACATACAAGAAGAACTATGTGTATTTGAATGAAAATACAATGTATGTTGTGGAAGATATTACTGGAACACATACGGATCCATACCACTACAAAATGTATTTCCATACCGAACAGCCTGTCAGTGTGGAAACAAAACCATAATCTTATATATGGCGCATAGAAATGGCTATGCGTAACGACCAAGCGGGGTCAGTTCCTTAGAGAGATCTAGGGTGCTGGCCCCGTGTTTTTTTATTTCCGGCATTTGTTTGGTAAACCGCAGCTAATCAATCGGGAGCACTGCCGGGGGTTCGATTCCCTCAATGCCGACTGCCAGCTATGGATCAAATAGCAACTCATTCGCGCCGGGCTGACCGGATTAACAACTTTTAAGAAAGAGAGGAACTCGTAAATGAATATTATCGACAAACTGAAAGCTCTTGGTGTTGAGATTACACCAGAAATTGAAAAGGCGTTTCCTGGGGAATTCGTATCGGATCTGGAAGTGCAGAAGAAAAATGAAAAGATTACAACCTTGGAAAATGAGAAGAAAGATCTTGAAACCAAACAGGAGAATCTTGAAAAGGAACTGCAGGCCATGAAAGATGCCGCCCCAGATGCTGATGCACTGAATCAGAAAATTGCGGATTTGACTGCAACACTCGAGACTGAGCGCAAGGAACGCAAGGAAAAGGACGAGATTGCAAGACTTGACAGCCTTGTGACAGATTTCTTTGCAGATAAGCATTTTGTTAATGCTATTACAGCGGATGCAATCAAGAAACAGCTTGTTGAAACCCTTAATTCGGATGAAGCGAGAGGAAAGAGCGTTTCTGATCTGTTCGATGCAATCGTAAAGGATGAGAAGGGCAATTACAAGCCGGATATCCTCATTGACGACAAAACATTCCAGGCGCAGCAGAAGCGTAGCCAGATTGTCGGGAATAACATCAACCAGCCAGACGGAGCAAAACTGTCTATGGCTGAACTTATGAAAATGAAAAATCAGAACCCAGATATGGATATCACACCATATCTGAGACGAGGAAAGGAGAAATAATAAATGGCATTATTTGACTTAGTAAATTTTAATGGCGAAGTATTCGACGCTGCAGTGCGCGAGACACCGAACCTTCGTCTGAATGAATTGCTTCATTGTGGCGCTATTGTGGAGCGCGGGGAGTATGCTCCTATGCTGCCGGATCAGAAGGGCGGCAACTTTATCACAACTCTGATTAAGGCGCGGCTGTCTGGAAAGACCGTGAACTATGACGGTAAGACAAACATTACGGCAGAGGAGCGCGGAAACTATTCTATGGGGCGTATCGTTGTTGGACGTGCGCAGGGATGGACGGAAAAGGACTTTGTTTCCGACATTTCCGGTGACGATTATTCTGCAGCAGCGGGAGAGGTTGCAGAATTCTGGGATGATGTAGACCAGGATACGCTTCTTAGCATCCTTAAAGGCGTGTTCTCTATGGCTACCGGAGAGGGAAAGAACTTTGTAACAAAGCACACCTACGACATTTCCGCAAATGAGGACGGTACTTTTGGTGCCACAACACTCAACACCGGTATGCAGGCAGCGCTTGGTGATAAGAAAGCAAACTTTGCGCTTGTTATTATGCATTCCCGCACCGCCACTATTTTGGAGAACCTTAATCTCTTAGAGTATATGAAGTACACAGACGGAAACGGAATCGAAAGAAACCTTCCGCTGGCAACCTTAAACGGCAGAATCGTGCTTGTAGACGATACTATGCCGACAGAGGAAGTCAAAGAATCTTCTCCGGGCGAAGGAGACGGATATACAAAATATACTACCTATGTTCTTGGAAACGGGGCAATTGAGTTTACAAACTGTGGTGTAAAGGTTCCATCCGAGATGGATCGTGATCCGGCAAAAAACGGTGGAGAAACAACTCTGTATACAAGACAGAGAAAAGTATTCGCCCCATACGGCATTTCTTGGAAGAATACAAGCATCGTATCTCCAACAACTGATGAACTGGAAACAGGAACAAACTGGGAGATTGCGCACAACAATTCTTCTGATAAGAATGCTACTTATCCTATCAAGGCGATCAATATTATGAGAATCATTACCAGAGGGTAGCAGGAAGGGGATTTCTGATGGGATATACCACATTTGATTTCTATAAAGAAAAATACTATGGGGATTCTATCGTGGAATCCCTTTTCCCAAAGTGGGAAGACCGTGCATCCATGAAGCTGGATCAGTTGACCTATGGAAATATCAATGATGATACCCGAACAGAGTTTGATGAGCGTATCCAGAAAGCCACATGTGCACTGGCAGATCTGCTCTATAAGATCGATTTCAAAACCAATCATGCGAACGATCCACAGGAGGGCAATGTAAAGTCCATGTCTTCGGGTGGGCAGTCAATCAGCTTTGGGAGCAACGAAACACTTGTTGATAAGGTACTGAATGATAAGACGGCACAGAACCGCCTTTGTTATGACACGGCATGTGAATATCTGTCCGGCACCGGATTGCTTTATGCGGGGGTGGAGTGATGGGGCTTGGATTGTTTTACAACGACACGGTGACACTGTTTAACTGCTTTTGTGATCCGGACACCGAGGAAGAAAAGTGTTATCTGACATTATTGGAGAATGTGAACCTTGTGGAAACCAAGGGCGCGAATGTAACCAAAAGCGGCATGGATAGCGCGGATGCAGTAAAGCTCTATGTTGATTTGGGGAAGATACCAAAGCCGTACATGGAGCCGAAAGCGTGGGACGCTCTTTCAGGTAAGGAAAAGCCGAACTATATCACATTCCACCCGACAGATGATTTTTTCATTAAAGGCGATCATACGGATTTGGAGATCCCGGATTCCGGTGCTTACGAATGGGCGCATGACAATCTGGATTCTGTATACAAGATAACAACGGTAGACAAGTATGAGGATGTAATGCCTCATTTTGAGATTGGGGGTGTGTGATGGGAGAAGTAGAAAAACTGACCATAAAAGACGCGGAAAGCGCACAAAATGCGGTGCTGGATCTGATTTTGCAGTATCCGGATTTTCCAAAAACTTTTAAAGCCAGCAACAAAAACGTGAAGTGGAACAGTATCAACACTGATACTTCCATCGGAATTTACCCACTGTCCGGTGCGCGGTACATAAAGAAATATGTGAGTGGCAGCTATACCGCACAGATGCCATTCCAGATTGTATACCGCAGTTCCCCGACAAGCAACAAAACATCCATTGATGCGCAAATGGTTTTGGAGAATTTGAGCAAATGGCTGGAAGATACCGGGATTGAATTTGCCGATCCACACATGACATTACAGGAAATCGCACGCACATCTGTAGTCTTGCCAATTATGCAGGATGAAAAACAGATGGGATACGGCGTAAATATGCAACTTATATATTTTTACAAAAAATAACAGGAGGAAATATACATGGCATTAGATCGTACCAACATGGTGTCCTTATTGGATATCGGAACACTTACAGGCCCCACAGAGAAAATTGTGGAGATGGGTGATGGATTCACAGAGATCACAGAAGACCTGGGACCCAACACAGAATCTAAACAGTATGTAAACATGAAAAATGCATCTAATACGGTAAAGGGATATGCGCTCTCCATGACGCCATCCCGTGAATATCTGTCTGATGAGATGCAGAAATGTATTGACACGCTTTTTAAAACTCTGCCTACTGGCGAGAAGTGCAATACAAACTATTACCGTTTCTTCAAGACGGATATTACAGGCGGAACAGGTGATTGTATGCGGTTCCCTGTGACGGTGTGCCCGTCCAGTACCGGTGGCGCCGGAGGGGATGCACATACAACTTCGATCCAGATCAACGGAAATGGAGATCCGGAGCTTGGAACAATCACTATCGGTACGGATGGCTCTTTCACTTGGAAGAAAAAGGATGCTGATAAAAAAATAGGTGTTAATTAAAATTAACATATTCGGGGCACGTACCTCTCTTTCGCGCCCCGGATTAAGAGAGGATGGTAATGATGGCAGATATTAGAAATATTTCTTTTGATAATGGAATCAAGAAAATCGAAGTGAATGACGTGGATGGGAACCATATCACAACACTTTTAATCAATACGGCGGATGCGGCCACAGTAAAGAGATTTGTGGAGCTGGCAAATAATCTGGAGGATGTAGTTAATTCCGGTGAGGATAAGATTGCAGTCTACAAAGAAAAGTACAAGGAATACGAACATAAAGAGTTTGATGATCTTCCGGACGATGTGAAAACGAATATTATCGTGGATGCTTCAGACATGCACATTGGTATTCTGGAGGGAATGATTCGGGAAATTGATGCACTGTTTGGAAAAGATACCATTAAAAATGTTTTCCATGAGTGCTATGAACTGAATGAGAATTTCGTGCCGGATGAAGATGCTCTGGTAGATTTCGTGAACACTGTAATGCCGGTGATGAACGAATTATTTAAGACGAGAACAGAAGCAATCCACAGGAAGTATTCTCCGAACCGTAAAGCACGGAGAAACAGACACAACAAGGGCAAAAACCAGTTAATTCAGGAACATAAGGACACAAAGAAGAATGAATAATGTTTTTCTCGACGATCTGCCGGAAGAGTGGCACGGGTACAAAGTGAATACAGATTTTACGATTGGCATCCAGATGCTGCAGGCGAAATATGATCGCGCACTGACGGATTATGAGAAAAGCGATATGTTCGTGTGGCTCATGTTTGCTGATGAAGATGAGAACGGGGAAGAGCATCTTCGGGATCATCCACAGGGGAAAGATCTTGGCGAATGTGTAGAGTGGTTTCTCTCCGGTTGGTTCCATGACAACCCGGATCCGGACATGGACAAGGCACGAGTGGTTGACTACGATGTTGACCAATGGCGCATTTATGCTGACTTCCGGCAGATCTACGGTATAGATCTTGCCACCACGGATATGCACTGGTGGATGTTCTGCGGTCTGCTTTGGAATATGCCGTATAAGCTATCCAGTTTTTTACAGGTGGTATCGAAGCGGCAGGAGAAGCCCGACAACAATACATCGGCAGAATATCGCAAGGCATTGCGCAAGGCACAGAAGATCTATGCATTGGATCAGCCGGAAGAAAAGAGAGAGTACACAGCAGAAGAAAAAGCCAAAATTGACGATTATGATCGCATGATGGCAGAAATTCGCGGCAGAAAGTAGGTGAGCGGATGGCAGATTATGATGGCAGCGTAAGATTTGACACACAAATAAATACGAAAAACGCATCCAGTCAGTTGTTGCGTCTGGAAAATCAGATTTCTAAAGCTGCACGAAAAGCATCTGATCTTACCGAAAAAATGAGGGAAATGGAAAAGCAGACCACCCCAACAGATGCTTATAGAAATTTGCAAAACGATTTAGAAAAGGCAAATAATGAATTGCAGTCGCTGGTTAGCAATTCTAAAGAATGGGAAGATATTGGAATTACAAGTGGACTTGCTTTTGACAAGTTAAGGCAAAAAATAACTGCAGCAGAAGAGAATGTCCATAAAATGACTGCCGAGATGGAAAAAATGAAGGCAAATGGGACAGCGTTTATAAGTAAAGATGCAATCCATGCTACAGACGAATATAAAAAGTTGTCCTCTCAGCTTCGAGATACGAATGAACAAATGCAAGTTCTTGCACGCCGACACGAAGAATTGGCTGCGAAAGAGAATAAGGTTTCCGGCAGCGCTAAGAGCGCAGGAAAGAGCACGGGGAGCTGGCTTGACAATTTTTCAGGGAAAACCAGAAAAGCAAGCGGTTTTGTAAGTGCCTTCGCGTCCAGAATTAGAGGAATTGCGCTTTCCTTGTTTGTATTTAACTGGATAACGCAAGGCTGGAATGCAATGATTTCTGCCGTAAAAGACGGCACCCAGAATATGGCAAGGTATTCCAGTGATGTGAATGCAAAAATGTCGGCTCTTGTTAGTGCGGTAGCAACTCTCAAAAATGCATTCGGGGCATTAGCCGCTCCGATTATAAGTGCAGTCGGGCCAGCGCTTACCTACCTTATAAATATGCTTACAGCCGCAATCAATAAGGTAAACCAGTTTATATCAGCACTGACAGGGAAAAAGACTTGGACGAAAGCCACTACCCAAACGAAGAATTATGCAGCCGGACTTGATGCAGCCGCCTCGAAAGCAGATAAGGCTACGAAGGCGGCGAAAAAATTAAAAGGGCAGCTACAATCGTTTAACGAGCTGAATGTAATAGATTCCAATAAAGATTCCGGCTCCGGCGGCTCCGGTGGTTCTGGTGGCTCCGGTGGCGGTGGTGGAGTAGGCGATCTGTATGAAGAGGTACCAATTGACCAGAATATTGCTGATCTTGCGGACAAAATCAGAGAAGCAATTAAATCCGGGGATTGGGAAGGCCTTGGAGAAACTATAAGGCAGGAAATCACAGACACCATAGGGAAAATTCCGTGGGATAAAATTTACACGAAAGCTGAAAATTTCGGAAAAGATTTTGCAGAATTTCTAAATGGATTATTCTCAGAGGATAAAAAAGGAAATAGTGTATTTACAGCAACCGCAGACGTTATCGCAAAGTCGTTGAATACAGCAATTTTTGCATCAAAAGGATTTACTGATAAATTTAAATTCAAGACATTTGGGAAAAATATGGCTCATGGATTCAATGAATTCTTTCGTGAATTCAAGTGGAAGCAATGTGCAGAAGCAATAAACGGATGGGTTGATGGATTCTGGCAGTTTGTGATTGGATTTTTCAGTGGACTAAGTTGGAAAGACATTTTTAACGGATTGAGTACATTCCTTAGTTCGTTAAGTTCTAAAAGCATAGCCACAATTCTTGGGGCTGCAGCTATAAATAAATTTGGAAAATCAATGGGTAAATCCTTGAAGAAATCTGTAAGCGATTACTTCAAGGACAATGGTTTAAATTTGACACTTAAAGATGCTGCTCTTGCTATAGGAGTAATGACAGTTACTTTTACCGTATTAAAGTTTTTAGATGAAAATGATATTCCGTCAAAGATTATTAAGTGGATAAAAGATTTGCCCAAAAAGATTATGGCTCCGTTCGGAAAATCTAAAGGGTGGGACGGAAAAGAAATGAAATTATCCATCCCGATTTCGGCTGTATTTGATAACATTTCCTTTAAATTAAAACACATTAAAATGAGCGATATTCTCGAAAATGTGTTTAATTTTGATGAAGCTGGCGGATTCTTCTCGGAAATGAAGAAGAATTTTGAAACGGCATTTGATGGAAACCGGAAAGACATAATGGATATGGGAAGCTATATCTTTGAGGGCATTATGGATGGATTTGCCGGAGCTATTGCAGCCATTGCAGAACCGTTTGTTGATTTCTTTAATTGGGTTGTTAATGGAATAAAAGATGCATTCGGTATCCATTCTCCTGCGAAAAAAATGAAACCACTCGGAGCAAATATTTTCCTTGGTGTAATTGATGGTTGGAAAGAAAAGATAAAATCATTTAGCTTTTCAAAGTTGGCAAAGGAAGCCATTAAGTTAATCCAAACGGGATTTAATGGTGCAAAATCCGTAGTAAATGTTGCAATTTCTTTGATAAAAAAAGGCTGGACTACATTAAAGAAATTTGTCGGAGAAATAGGGGCGAAAGCTTTTTCTCTTGCAAAAAAAGGCTGGACTACAGTATCAAAATTTGTTGGAGAGATCGGCAAAAAACCATTTTCTCTTGCAAAAAAAGGCTGGACTACAGTATCTAAGTTTGTTGGAGAAATTGGTAAAAAAGGCTTTGGACTGAAAAAGGATGGCTGGACTACCTTAAATAAGTATGTAGGAAAGCTGGATAAAGTAGCTGTGAAATTATATAAGAGCGGTTGGAAATCAATAAACAGCTTTGTGGGAACCACGGTAAAAGTTGGAATCCAGTTAATAAAAGACGGATGGAGCAACTTTAAGAACTGGCTTGGAATTGGAAATGATAATTCTTCATCGAAGAAAAAAACAGCCAAGAAAGCCGGTGGCGGCATCTATACCGGTGGTATGTGGCATAACATAGCACATTATGCAGTAGGAACCGAGAACGCACCAGCAGGACAGCTTTTTATCGCGCGTGAAGCTGGGCCGGAGCTGGTCGGAACAATTGCAGGACATACGTCCGTTATGAACAATGACCAGATTGTGGCATCTGTATCGGATGGAGTTGCGCGTGCGGTACGATCTGTAATGGCATCCGGAAATCAAAAAGTAAATGTTCTGTTTAAAGTGGAAGGAGATCCGAATGGAATCTTCCGTGTGACGCAGCAAAAAGCCAATGAATACTACCGGGCAACCGGAAACCCAGCATTTTTATTTTAGGAGGTGGATTGAATGGGATACGGCGGTTATTTAATTAAAGTCGGGAATTACACAGTTCCATTTGACTGTATACTGGCCAGCACATTTCAGTCCCCTCTCCTGGGGCAGGACAAGGATTCATACAATGATGATAACGGAGAACTACACAGGACAGCATTAAAGAACCAGGTCCTTAAGGCAGAGTGGCAGACTCCTGCCATGAACGAAAAGAAGTTTAATGCATTTATGAGTAACATAAATAAACAATATGTGGAGCAACGGCGCGAAAAGAAATGTCTTGTGACGGCATGGTGTCCGGAAATTATGAAGTATGTGACTATGCATTGCTATGTTCCGGATATTACTCCGATAGTAGCATATGCAGATGAAAAAACGATTGAATATGACGGCTGGCGAATTGCTTTTATCGGATATGGCGGTGGGATTTTATGATAGGTGGCAAAAACAAGGAGCTTTATTATGCAAGCTCAATTGATAAGCAACTTAATATAGAAGTAATCGGAACAAAACATGTGATTGACAACTCCATGAGAGAGCAGGACACATTCACACTTATTGAAACTCTGAATGACGGTACGGAACTGAAATTCGGTTCCTGCCTGCCGAATCAGATTTCTTTTACCGGACGTGAGGTACCAATTGCCACAAAAGGCATGAAGCTACGTGTGACGGAAACTCTGGAAGGGAATGAGAATGATCCGTTTGTGTATGGCACATATACGGTACAGTCTGATACCCCGACCGCTGATCGTACCAAGCGGCAGATCGTTGCCTATGATGCCATGTATGACATAATCAATGCTGATGTAAAAAGTTGGTATGACGGCTTATCTTTTCCGATGACCCTGAAAGCATTTCGTGACAGTTTTTTTGCATACCTCGGCATCGAACAGAAAGAGACAAGCCTTGTCAACGATTCCATGACCGTAAACAAAACACTGGTAACTACACAGTCCGAGGATTCCAGCGTGACCGCAGAAGCTACGATAAGCGGCAAGACAATCATCGAAGCGATATGCGAGATCAATGGAGCATTCGGAAATATCGGGAGAGGCGGTAGATTTGAGTATGTGATTTTAAAGGCGATTATATCTGCACTGTATCCGGCAGAAGATCTGTACCCACGGGAAGATCTCTTTCCATCGGATGCAAACACAGAAAGTATGACCGGGCATTATATTACATTTGATTATGAAGCGTTTCAAAGCCAAGCAATAACACAGTTGGAGATCAGGGCAGATGATTCTACCGCCGGGGCTATTGTGGGAACGGCGGGCAACAATTATACAATTTCCGGTAATTTTTTAATATCGGATAAGACCGGGGCAGAAATGAAGCAGATTGCGAATAATCTGCTGCCGGTAATTGCACAGGCAGCTTACACCCCGATAAAGAGCAGCGAGTGCGTGGGGAATCCGTGTTTAGAGTTGGGAGATCCAATCCGGTTTAACACGAGCAGGGAGATTGTGGAGTCTTATATTCTGCAGCGAACCCTTACCGGTGTGCAAAGCAAGCGTGACTCGATTGTATCTACAGGAACAGAAAAACATACCGCGCAGAACCCAACCACGCGAGAAATGGTGGAGTCATTAAAAAGACGAACACATACCCTGGAGGAAAATGCCGACCATCTCCAATCAACGTATGAGGATTTAGAAAAAAATACCTCTACGAGATTCGAACAGACGGATGAACTTATTGCTACAGAGGCAAAGCGTGCTACAGAGGCAGAGGGCGAATTGGAGTCTTCGTTTAAAGAAACCGCTGATTCTATCCAGATGGAAGTAGGCAAAAAGGTTGGGGAAGATGAAATCCGAAGCAAATTCGCCATGAGTCCAGAGAGTGTAGATATTGAATCCGGACAGGTAAACTTTAAGTCAAATACTCTGACAATAGATTCCGCGAATTTTCAGCTTGATGAATATGGAAAAGCAACAATTGTGGATTCGCTGAATTTTAAATCAACGGCATATGGTGATGATATTGAGATTATGGGACTTGACGGAAGGGGCAGACCCATGCTTCAAAACATACTCATTGACCTAGACACTGTAACGGATTCAAACTCGGAATCCATAGCAACCGAAAGTTATGTTGACGATTCGCTGAGTAGCTACGTAACCAAAAGTGAATTGCCGAGTGGGTATTTTACAGATGTAAAATATACACTGCATGATGAGTCTACAACCAAGTATTCGCCAAGACACTTTAATAAAATGTCTGATTTCGGTTCAAGAGAAAGTACCTTGGATATCGAGGGTCTTTTGATTTCTATTCCTAGCTCCGACAAAAGATTGAAAAATAATATACAAACCTTAAGAGATATTAAAAGCGTGTATATGGCAATGTGTCCGGTTGAATACACATGGAAATCCGGATACATCACGCAGCACAAAGGCTTGCAGTTTGGTTTAATTGCGCAGGATTTAGAGAAGATTTTGCAGGATGCCGGATTGTCCGATAGCGGACTTGTGCTAAAAGAAGATGCCGAAGAGGATGAAAAAGCAATTCACGGAGATTCAAAGACTTGGAAAATCGACAAGGAAAATCTCCATGCCATGCATATACAGATGATTCAAAGTCAGCAGAAAGAAATTGAACTTTTGAAGCAGAAAAATGAAGAGTTAGAACGCAGACTATCAGCATTAGAAGGGAGTGCGAGTCATGCAGAAAATATATAGTCGTATCATCTGGGAGAATCTCCCCAGCGAGAAAACAGCGGTAAATGAATCTAACCTTAACAGAATGGACTTGGCAATCGACAACCTGGATGATCGTGTGGTTGCTATGGATGCATCCAAGGTTGATCTTACCAAAGCCAATGAACTTGTGAAAGAAATCCTTTGGGATGAGTCCAAGGGAACACTGACCATAGTAAAGATGAATGGATCAAAGGCTGCGATTGACACCAAACTTGAAAAGCTGGCCGTGAACTTCAAGTATGATCCACAGACACAGCAGTTGATTATAACGCTTGATGATGGCACGGTGCAAAATGTGGACTTATCATCTCTGATTACAGAGTATGAATTTCTCGAATCTGACACAATCGCATTTGAGATTACAGATGGCAAAGTCAAAGCTATCGTAAAGAATGGTTCTATTACGGAAGATAAGTTGCAGCCGAACTTCTTATCAGATGTTAAGGTGGAAGTTGCAAAAGCCCAGGCATCAGCAACCGCAGCAGATGCATCAGAAAAGGAATCCACGGCGCAAGCTAATCTATCCAAAGAGTATGCTGACAAGGCAAAGGAATACAGCGACAACCTTGATAAAAAGGCTCAACTTGCGACATTCGACGTGAATGAGGATGGAGAGTTGATCTACACGGATAACACGACAGACATATTTACCGTTGATGATGACGGAAATTTAAACTGGGAGGTGGCTTAAATGGCTATAGCAGGAAGAGTGGCAATCGTGCCAAAGGGAGATTGGAGCGCAGATGCTACATATAAGAGATTGGATGCAGTTACTTATAACAACACACTGTATTTTGCGAAAAAGGATGTGCCGGCAGGAACAGCAACGAACAATACAGAGTATTGGTCAAGGTCGATTGTGGGTGGTGCTGGTGCGATTGCAACGAAAGAGGATGCCGGAACTGTAAAGCCTGCAGATGGGCTTACAGTTGCGGAAGATGGAACCCTTAAGGTTAGCATTGACGGAACAACACTCACAATGGATCAGGTCAACAATGTTATTAAGTTGGCTGACACTTTAAAAGATAAGATCAACGGAGCGTTTCCGGCGGCAAACTTAATCAACAACCTAACCACTACAGAAGCGGGATTTGGGTTGGATGCCCGGCAAGGAAAGGCTTTGGATGATAAAATCACCGAAATAACCGGCAGTCTAAATAGTAAGAAAATACCATCATTTGGCATCGAAAACATATTTACTGGAAACCCGTTTTGTATAGTCAACAATGGTTCCGATGTAATAAGTGTACAAACCGATTGGGATATAGACAATGGCGGCTATAGGGTCAAAAACATAAAGTATCCTGCAGGAACGGCTACTAATCTTACGGTCTCATTATCGTTACCTGCTAATAGCATTGTTATTGTTGATGTAAATACACTTAATGGAGAGAATATTGATATACAAGGATCACTCATTAGAAGTAACTTTACAAGTAGCCCAAAAAATTGGAATTTATCAATTAAATTCACTGGGCGTACAAACCAAATACTTACAGATATTAGATACATGCCGTTAGTTATCCACTTAGGTTAAAGAAAGGTTTCCCATAACATGTTGTGCCTAATGCTTCGTTTCCATCTAATGTATTAGCTCTTTTTATTGTTGTATTTAAACTGCCGTTTAAGAAAATATATCGAACAAATATTCGAACGTAACTTATAAACCATTTTTATAGAAAGGAATTAAAAAAACATGGATAAAATTATTTTAGCCAACAAAACAGAATTTGAGATTGCAGACGGTGCAAGCCTTGGAAACATCCAGATTAAGGCAGAGAATTTCGAAGCCGTCAAGACCATCACGGATGCATTTACTACAGAAAACCTTTCGGAAGTGACATTTGAACATAACGGCGAAGCATCCGGAAAGTACACCGATCTGAAATCGGACGGATTTACATATGCGCCGAATACGGACGTAGACGGAAAAGAGAATGGAACCTACACGGTTACAATTCGTCTTAGGACAAAAACCGACATCGAAAAACGTCTGGATGCACTGGAAACAGGACAGGTAACATTGCAGCAGGGACATGAGTCCAACGCTGGAGCAATCGAGGAACTTGCAGATATGGTAGCAGGAGGTGAAGCATAATGGTTAAATTCTACGTGAGACGTATTCTGGTAGACAAGAAAATGACGATTGATGAAGTTCCGATGCGTTGGCGCGAACAGGTGCGGTCAGAGATCGAAAAAGCGTAGCAGATAGGGGCATCTTCGGGTGCCCCATTTGGTACAAACCATGTACGATCTGGCGGTATACTTATGGCATAAGATAAAAGGGGAAACTATATGCTTAAATTTTTATCCGAAAATTGGCAGCTATTAACTGCCCTTATAGGTGCTGTGGCGTTTCTGTATCGACAGGTAATTGCCACAAGAAAAGGAGTTCGAGCGTTGCTCCGTGCCGACCTGATCCGTCTGTATAATAAATACCATGACGATCTTAAATATTGCCCGGTATATGTAAAACAGGCGCTGGAAGATGAATACCAACAGTACCATGCTTTACACGGGAACGGAGTAGGAACACAGCTGTATAACGCATTGATGGCTCTTCCAACAGAGCCACAGGAAGGAGAGTAATATGTTAAAGAATTGTGTATTAAAACCAAGCGTAAGCACAGAAAAATGGATGAAAGCCGCCGGAATTCGTGCCGTTAAGACGATGGCACAGACTGCCGTTGCAGTGATTGGTACTGCCGCTGTGGTATCGTCTGTGGATTGGAAGCTGGTCGTATCATCTGCAATTGTATCCGGCGTGGTATCATTGCTCACCAGCGTAGCAGGAATCCCGGAAGTGAAGGAGGAGTAATTACATATGAAAATCAATGTACATGCCGGGCATAACCCGGATGGAAAGATCGCCTGCGGTGCTGTTGGACTCATCAGGGAGTCCACAGAGGCACGCAAGGTCAAGAAAAAAGTGATCCGGCTCCTTAGAAAGAAAGGACACAAGGTGTATGATTGCACCTGTACCAATGGGACAAGCCAGACGGATGTCCTGAAGCGGATCGTAACAAAGTGCAACAAGCACAAGGTGGATCTGGATATTTCGATTCATTTTAATTGTGGAGTCGGGGATAAGAAAGGCAATGGTAAGACGACCGGAACGGAAGTGTATGTGTACAGTGAGAAAAGCGCAGCGAAGCCGGTGGCAGAACGTGTCGTTAAAGACATTGCGGCTCTTGGATTCAAAAACCGTGGAGTAAAGATCCGGACTGATCTGTATGTGTTGCACCGAACAAATTCGCCGGCAATGCTGATTGAGTGCTGCTTCGTGGATGATAAAGACGATGTGAAACTGTATGATGCCAAGACGATGGCCGCTGCCATCGTTTCCGGAATCTTGGGAAAGAATTAGGAGTACAATTCGTGTGAACTTTCGTGTGAACTTTTTCCGAAATTTGCGAGTCCATGTGAAAGAAGAAACGATATGTGAAATGTGAAAGCCTTGATTTTGCTGGATAAAATGCAAAGTGCAGTAATATCAACGGTTGCGGAATTTTATGCATGAGGGGTTCGACTCCCGTCTAGTCCACTAAAAAAGGTGCTTAAATAAGCACCTTTTTATTTTTCGTGTGAACTTTCGTGTGAACTTTTGTCGATAAAGTTATTGAAATAATCGTCTATTTTTTGATCTACGGCGATTCGTTCTGCCCGATACGTCTGCATGTAGGTTCCTTTCATGATCTTATCTGTTTTCCACCCGCCGCGTTCCATTGCATATTTGTCCGGAACGTTCAGCATTGCCATCACTGACGCGTTCACGTGCCGCAAATCGTGGAAAGACATATGAGGTAGACCATTCTTCTTAAGCATATAAGTAAACCGGTTTGCTACAGCCTTTGCGCTTAGAGTAACCAATCTGTCAGTAGTCACTTTGTCAATCAGTTCTTTAATGTATTCCGGCATCAGTAACATTCTGTTACGAGCGTCATTCTTTGCAATCTTTTTGTCAATTTCTTTCCCATCAACTGTAATGGTAACCTGATCTATAAAAATATAATCCCCTTTTATAGATCCGGACTTGGTTAATCCTTTTATTTCCGACAGTGTGAAACTTAACCACATTGCAAGCAACACTGGCAATTCAATCTCTGTGCCTTTTACCATGTTGAAAATTACATTCGGTGATGAAATGTCGTGTATAACTTTTGCCGGGGTTGGCAGTTTTACATCCAATATGGTTCCAGGGGAATATTTTTTTATCACTGTGGATATTAGACCATATTCGTTTACTACCGTTTTGGAAGAGATAGGCTTTCCCTTGCAACGTCTGGAATCGGATTTTCTTTTACACTCTTCGTTTATGGCACGTTGCATAATATCGCTGTTTATTTTGCTGATCGGAACATTCATAACGGTTTTAAAGGCGTTATCCTTGATGGTTTTATATCCTGATATAGTAGTGGCAGATAATACCTCTAAATAGGTTTCTATGTACCTGTCAATCCCTTCTATGAGCGTCATAGCTGTAGTTGGAGTGGATTTTTTAGTAAAGGCAAACTGTGATGCCAAGTATTCAGACTCTTTTTTTGTATCGGCTGTAAAAGACCGCATATGTTTTTTCTTTTTCCCGTCTGGCAAAACTTCTGTGTAGTCGTATACCTGTGTTCTCCATTTGCCGGATGGTAGTTTTTTTGCTTTAGCCATATTGTATCCTCCTAAAAATAGGCGCAAAAATAGCGCGGTAGTTGATTTATCGCGCTCCGAATGATACAATATGCTTGTTCACGGCGTGTATCTTCGGAGCACGTTTGCCGTCTCGGTGTTTCAGCACCGGGGCGGTTTTTATTATACAATTACAAAAACTTTTGGTACTAAGCAGAGCAATAATAAAACAATTATAACAACGGTTATAATCAGTGGAAGAGTCTTTCTTTCATGCTCCTCTACTTTTTCCTGTTTCATTTCATCTTTTGGAAGTCCTTGACGCACTGTATTTGAATATTGTAGATTATTTCCACAATATATGCAGCGCGTTGATCCTGGAGTATTTAATTTCCAACAATGATTGCACTGAATTTTATCCCCGTTTTCTTCCATATATGTATGCACGTCATATCCACATTTGGGGCAGTGAATAGTTTCAGTACTAATTAAGTCTCCACATTCTGGACATTTGAATAGTGCCATATTAGTATTCTCCTTTAATCATATTGTCAAATTCCCTTACTCTATTTTGAATTTTTAAATCCCATTTCTGCCCATCAAACATTTGACCAGATAACATTTCGTGGATGTATTGTTTGAATTCGCTATATGTAAAGAAACTTGGAGGTTTATTGATAAATAACAATTCATAATTTATATAAGGTTCTTGGCTTGCTAATTTTTCGGTATCTTTATTTGGCTTTGGAACAATATAACTGTTGTAAGAACTGGGGAAAACGCCATGCTCCAACGAGCTATATGCGTGAAAACAAAAACACGTTTGTATATACAAATTTTCAACGTAGTTAGTTGATATAACATCGGCAGGAACATTGTTGGTTGTTTTCTTTGATTCTTCAATTAGCATATTGTATAGTTGTAAAGATATTGAACCAACATCTTCGAAGTCCCTATGGCGTTCAAAAAAGAACTTCCTATTTGTTAAAATCTGAAACATTGTGTCATAAAAGTTCCGGTGGTATCGTCCGCCATTAGGTATTCTGTTATCATTAAATTCTGCGAGTGAAATCAAATATAAATATTTATGTAGTGGCACATAATCTTCATTTGCTGCAAGGTAAGAATGCCCCTTTTCAGAAAGAATATATAATGGATTTTCACTGAGTATTCTATTTACCTCAGAAGAAGAAAGCTCATTTGCAATTCGTTGCGCCAATTCGGATTTATTACCAGTCTTTTTTACTCCTACACTTTCGGCTATTGTTTTTAATTCTTGAGAATTATATTTTGCAATAAGTGTATTTATTATATCCGCCCGCATAATATATTTTTCTGAAATCAAGAACTGAGTATAGGAGTCAAAATTGATAATCCCGAGATCATGCAACCTGTTTTGCGAAAAGCTATGTAAATTGCGAGCCCCTTTTGAAAAACAGGATAATATATCTATCAGAGCATATTCTTGTTTTTCAGAAGAAGAAGCTTCTCGATAGTAATTATAATTAACTTTTTGATATTGATGTTGACTCCAATAAGACAGTATTTCCATAACATGCTCATGAGTTGAGGCAGGACCAATATAATTTTCTGTTTGATGAGCAGTATTATCACACTTAATGTTATTTGATTGAAAATGAGAGTCTCTAAAATCAGATTCTTTGTATAGATTCTCTATTTTGAAAAAATTCAAGATTTTATCAAAAAACATAATTGTTCTCCCTAAATCAAGATTTTATTTTTAAAATTCATGATTTTTTTATCATATCCAGCGATTCTTGCTATCTGATCTGCCGATATGCCTGGATTTTCTAAAATCAATTCGTCCGGTATAAGTAGCTCAGCGGCAAATGTATTTGCTTCAATTTCCATCTTGGATGTGAGCAGCAAAGTTTTGTTTCTTATAAAGTAACAATTCTCTTTCCTGTGCATAATCGAGTGTGCAAGCTCATGAGCCATTACGAGCCGCATTTCATTTTCTTCCAGATCTTCGTTCAGAAATACGCATTTATGGTTTTTTAGGAACATATAACATCCAGCGCGACTGCCAAGCTCTCCAATTTGAACCTCTACATTTAGGCTTTTTGCAAGATCATATGGATTTCTGGTATTAAATTTTCTTACATAATAATTGACTAACTGTTTTATGTCTTTTCTCAATTATGTAACACCTACTTTTTGTTTTTGTTAGGATTATATTTTTCTTTATTGATCGGTTTCAATTTGCGCATCATCAATTCTATTTGTCCGAGCAGCAACTCGGCATCATCTTTTGGTATCGGTTCTCCGTCATAGGATAGTGGACCAGCAGATTCATCTAATAATTTGTTGCGCATATTTTCCATGTCTTTGGCAATATCTCTTTCATCCGATGCAGTAATGGCATAAGGATCATCTATTTGTGTTCCCCCTGTCATTAGATAGTCCATTGTTACATTGAAGTATTCGCATATTGCCTTTGCCGTTTTTGCAGAGCATTCAGAACCTTTATTTTTCCATGTACTTATTGTAGATGAATTAATTCCAGTATCTTTGCAAAAACGATACGGTGTTATGCCTTTTTCCTTGCATAGCTTTTCAAATATTTCATACATAATTTTCCCTCTTTCTAAAATATCTCGGGAAAACGAAATAAAACTATTGACAAGTTCGGTATAACGAGATATAGTATAGACATACCTCGGTAATACGAACTGATTCGTTGACCAGACGAGATAATTCGGTTTAGTGATTTAATTCGTTTTGACAAACCTAATATATCACTAAACCGAGGTATACACAAGTATAAAATCCATACAAAAAGGAGGGATATTTTTGTCGAAAATGTACACTTGTGACGAAGTTGCAGAGAGATACAAGGTAAAAGTCATTACGGTATGGGACTGGATTCGCCAGAAGAAACTCAATGCAATCAAGCTCGGTAGAGAATACAGAATTTCCGAGGACGATTTGACAAGGTTTGAGGATGAGCGAAAAACAATTCGTACCTAAGAGCAGGATACAGCGTTGTGCGTCCAATAAAAAGGACCGCAGAAGGGAGAGTGAGAACGTGGAGGCAGTAGATAAGCTTATAGAAGCATTAGCAATTCATATCAGTGAAGTCATTTCATCTGATAAAGAACGTGAACATGAGGTCGCAGAGAAGACAAAGGCTCTTGCAGAGCTGGTGTCCGCAAGAGCCATGTACTTTCAGAAACCCTGTATAGAAAGTGTTGAAAAAGGTGTTATGAGAGCTGTTTCATCAGCCATTCATGGTACTGGCGAAGAATTTCAAGGCTGATTGATGTGGAAAGTGCAGACGCATTGGTGACTGGATTGCTATTTACATCTACACTTTCTGCACCACGGGCAATGATCTCTGATTGATCTAAAGCTTGTACAAAAGCATCAAAATTTTGCATTTAGTGAGATCTCCTTTCGTAATACTCGGACGCGGCAACGTCCTGTAAGGAGATTATAACACGAAGAACATAGGAGAGAAAGTAACAGAAGGGAGAGTGAGTATGAACAGATTACAGCAGTACATTTTTGGAAAACTCGGAAAGCTGAAGCATGAAATTGATCTGGAAGCGCATGCATATGATCGGCTTTACTGGATGGATCTGCGGCAGAGAGGAATGAAAGAAGATCTCGAAAAATTGAAGGAGAAAGTAGCGGAATTGGAAAAAGCCCGGCATGATACTTAATTTTTAGCTTTTGTAGTTCCTAATTAAGTGACATTTATTTATCCCATCTTCTGTTCCATCACATCTGATTTGAGAACGAAGTGGGCAACTATGAGAGATATCAACATTGACATCGTTTATCTTCTCATAGCAATGAGTAATTATTACTTCTCGTTTATTTCGAGGACAGTTAGTTTTTTCTTTTTCAAACATATGTTACTCCGTTTCTTGCCGGGCATATAAAGGGTAACATCCAAAAGAAATTATTTCAAGGTAACAGTAGAAAGGAGAGCGAGAAAATGCCGAAAACGAATCTTGCGCAGAGCGCCACAAAGAAGAAAATGGCCTACGTTCGCGGAATGATGGCGGGCGGACAGGCACAACAAGGCAAAGATCCGGCAGACCTTGCCCCGAAGTTTGGAGTTACGGAGAAAACAATCCAAAACTGGATCAGAAAGCCAGAAAGAATGAACGTTGAGAACTTTTTCCGGCTGGCAGATGATCTTGGATTGAAGATCACAGTGGAGTTTAAGGAAATTCCGGAATAGGAGAAATATGAAAGAAAGAGTATTTAAGATCGGAGTCGCAATTATGGCGCTTGGTGCAACAGCGATGGGCTCGAAAGGAGTTGGCTGGATAATTGCCGCAGGAATGGTAATTGCTGGCGCGGTGATCGCACATGTGGCATACACACTCGAGAGAGTGGAAAAAGAGCGGAAAGAAACTGAGCGTCGTATACAGCAGCTACGGAAAGTCAGGAAAGGAGAAAAATGCACATCAGTGAAATAAAGCGTATGTATCCGCAATATCCGAATGAAGCTTCGAATCTCACGTACCCGCGAAAGGAAAAGAAAAATGATGGGGATTTCAAGGAAGTGTTGGATGTGGAAATAAAAAAGATGGAATCAGCCGACCAAAGCAATGATTCCATCTAATTGGGGGGGTGTTTCTCTCTCGGGAAACAAAAGAAAAATAAGCATTAAAAATGCTATGCTATTATTTTACAAAAAATATATTTAATGTGCAAGTGGAAAATATGAATTTAAGTCAGATTGAATCCCTTGTAAGTGCGTATTTGCACTGCAAGGATGCAGAAAAGATTCTGAATAATGCAGGATCATTTATTTACACAGAGGCAGCGTGTCCACTTATGGACGAACCGATGGAGCAGATCTATGCGGTGCTGATAGACGGGCAGGATGATGAGACAGCGGACTGGATCTATGATCTGCTGCAAAAAGGTGAAGCAAAGGCAATCTATGATCTGCTGCAGGAAGGAGCCGACAATGGAAACGATCCCGGATAATTATGATTTCTTCCGGATGCATGAGGATGAGCAGGACAAATGGCTGGAACAACGGCCGGTGTGTGTCTGCTGCGGTGATCATATTCAGGATGATTATTGTTATGACGTTGGCGGAGAAATCTACTGTGAAGATTGTATGGTTTCATGCTTCCGGAAGGTGGTGTGATGTATTACAGACCCTGCCCCTATTGTGGGGCACATCTTGATCCGGGTGAATCATGTGACTGCCTGGAAAAGAAAAAGGAGAACAATAAAAACATCCTTGCAGCATATAGAAGTGGCAGGGATGGACAGATGGAAATGAAGTTGGAGGATATGATGTATGGCACTTAAATCGTGGGAAGAAATGCGCAAAATTGACGTAACTCCATATTGCCAGGAACGGGATGGAATGACGTATCTCAATTGGGCAAAATGTATTGATTTGCTGCATGAGAATGGTGCAAAGAAAGTTTACTGGGTGCCGATTCCGGATGAGGGAACGGGAAGTTCTTTGCGTATGGTTTCAAAAGATTTCACAGATAGCAAAGGAAATACAAACCGATGCTATGAGACACGGATACATGTCGTTATTGATGAAAATGAGTATGAAATGCAGTCACCGGTGATGAATGGCTCCAATCCGGTCAAGGATAATTCCATGAGCCAGCAGAGGGTATGGAACAGTATGTGCCGGTCCTTTGTAAAGTGTGTGGCAATTCATACGGGGCTTGGATTTAACCTGTGGCTCAAAGAAGAAATGCAGCCGTTTAACAACATCATTCCGAGGAATGAGGAGAAGCCGAGCCCGGCAAATATTAAGATCCTGAAAGACCTGTGCCTCAAACATAAGGTGAATCTTGAATACTGGATCACGAGCAACGGAAAGACTTGGGACAGTTTATCAGCAGAAGATGTTGGTACAATGCTGAACAGTCTGAAATCGAAGTATGGTGATGACTGATGTATACGATGGTAGATGTGAAGCAGTACCGGGAAAACAGCGATGGAACAGATCTTGTTGTTTCTGTTCCGGGAATGAAACTTGGGGGGCTGCTCCAGAGAAAGAAGATCAAGAATGCAGAGATCCGGTTTGATGACGGGCGGCACATATCTGCGGAACAGCGAAAAAAAGCATACGCAACCATCCGTGATATTGCAGACTGGACAGGATATCCGTCGGAGCAGATGAAAAGAATTTTGAAGGACGAGCACATGATCCGTACAGGAGATCCTGATTTCAGTCTTTCCAATTGCTCTATGGATACGGCGCGGGAGTTTATCAATACGATCTTGGAATTTGCTTTAGAGTGGGGAATCCCGCTTTCAGACAATGCGATTGACCGGACGGATGATATCGGGCGGTATCTGTATTACTGCCTAATGCATAAAAAGTGTGCCATCTGCGGCAAGGATGGGGAAATCCATCATGAAGATGCAATCGGTATGGGAAATAACCGCCGGAAGGTGGATGATTCGGGTTATAAGAAGATCTGCCTGTGCAGGGAGCACCATACGATTGCTCACCAGATGGGAGTGATCCGGTTCCGGCAGATGTATAAGGTGTATGGAATTGTTGTGAAGGCGGAATGAAAATGACATTTGAAAGGTGGCGAGAAGTGCTGATTCGGGAGGTGGAGTGATTGGATGGCAACTACATAAAGCTGAGCCGCGGGCTACTGGAATGGGAATGGTACACAGATATCAATACAACCCGGCTGTTTATCCATATGCTTCTGAAAGCCAACTGGAAGGATGGAAATTTCAAAGGGACAACGGTTCCACGTGGATCGTTTGTCTCATCCATCGGGAAGCTGTCGGGCGAAACAGGGCTTACGGAGCGCGAAATCCGCACCGCAATTTCACATCTGAAAAAGACAGGCGAAGTGACAAGCAAAACGACAAACAAATTTACTGTATTTACAGTGGTTAAGTACGATTTGTACCAGACAACCGACAAGCAAAATGACAGGCAACCGACAGGCAACCGACATTCTAACGACATTCAAACGACAACAATAGAAGAAAAGAAAGAAGGGAAGAAGGAAAGAAACACACCCCCTATATCCCCCGTGGAACGGTTTGCAGATTTTGCCGCAGCCTATCCGAAAACCTGCATTGGTTATCTGGCAGAGACGGAATACTGCAATGCGGTTGATGCCGGAGTGTCGGAAGCTGGCCTGATTGCAGCGGCAGAGAATTATGCTATTGCCTGCCAGCGGAAAAAGACACCAGCCCGGTACATCAAGAACCCGGAGAACTTTTTGAAAGAAAACCTGTTTATGCAATACCTGGAAGGAGTGGATGATGGACCAGCAGATGAAAAACATGATCAACGGAATACTGGAGCGCGTGAAAAAGCGCTCAACGAACTGCTTGAAGAACGCGGATGTTCCGGATGTTTCGAAGGGTTCTGATGTGTGCCCAGTCTGCAAGGGCAGCGAATGGATTCTGACCGAAAAGGACGGTATTGAAACAGCCGTGCCGTGTAAGTGCCGGGAGCGTGCGGTCATGTTGCGGCGGCTGCGGTTTGCGGATATCCCGGAAGCATTCAGGGGAATGGAACTGAAAACATTTCGGATGGATGTGTACCGGGAGCGGGACAGCAGGAAGAAAGTGTCGGATGCCTGCCGGATCATAAAAGCGTACCTCGGGGATTTTGAGAACCAGAGGGAGCAGGGGATGGGACTGTTTATCTGGTCCCGGACAAAGGGCAGTGGGAAAACAAGGATTGCGGCAGGGATTGCAAACGAGCTGATGAAAAGCTACGCAGTCAAATTTGCGGTATCACTGACCATCCTGCAGGAAATCAAGAATACATGGCGGCGGGACGCGGAATACAGTGAGAGCCGTTTGCTGGATGCACTCTGCACCACAGATATCCTGGTCATTGATGATTTCGGAGTGGAACGGCCGGCAGACTGGATCAATGACAAGCTGTACCAGATCATCAATGAGCGTTATATAAACCGGAAAGTGACGATTTTCACAAGTAATGAATCTCTGGAAACGCTGCAGTATGATGACCGCATCACGAACCGGATCAAGGAGCGAACCTACCAGATCGCATTCCCGGAAGAAAGCGTGCGGGATCATATCGCAGAGCTGCATCAGGAGGACATGATCCGGAAGCTGATGGACGGTTGAAACACCAGCGAAAGCAAAAGAAACCATTGCAAGTGCGGAATTATAGTTATCACAAAAGCCATGATCTTAACTTGCCAATATCGGGGCGGCAATCGCCCCATTACCAAAAGGGGTGAGAGAAATACATAAAAGCAATAAGGACAAACGTCTGAAGCGTGAAAATATAAAGCTGATCGGGCAGATCCAAGGATACGAAGATTCCAAGCCGGAACATCGAGACCCGAAAGCATACAAGAAATTTAAGACAGAGCCTACTTACTACGGCAGCGGCAGGATTTGCAGCTATGGGGACAAGACGAAAGTCTGTGATCCGAGTTGCAGATTTTGGAACACCTGTGTAAAAGGGCGGAATGCTGGAAAGGAGAAGTAATGCACGGAGTAACACAAAGGGAGCAACTGATACCGATGAGCGTATACCAAAAGGAACTTGCAAAGGCACGCCTTGGGGATAATATTGCGAACCATATGGGATTTATATTTGCCCTTGCACTGTATGACAAATTTGATCTGACATTTAAGCAGATCACGAACTATTACACCAAAACGGTAAGCAAGCGTGTTGCATGGCAGGACGATGATAACGAAGATGTTACGAACGAAAGCATGATGGAGTATTGCCGGAAACGGAAAATTGATGTGGTCGGCTGGGTGAAGTCGATACCAATGTCGCAGAAGTTGTACATGGCGGATATTCAGAAAGGGCGTGCAGTGCTTGGTGCTGACCGGAACATCGAGAGCGCACTTGCATCTACGATGTATCTGACAATCCCGACATTGAAAGAGTCATATCGATTCTCGAATGCCAAGATCGAGGAATTTATGAAGTGGGTTGCGTATTACATTGATTCCTATTGGAGAAAACAGCCGAAGAGCAAAGAACACTATCTGTCAGATGCGATTATCCGGCAGACGTTTATTGAGGATGAGCATTGGGATATTGTTACAGGAGAGGCGGTGTAAACATGACGAATAAAGAAAATATGGAAATGAGATTATAGAACTTGCGTGTAAGGGAGATAAAATTGCAGTTCGCAACGGGAAAATGACTTCTTGTGACAATCTTCTTTGCAAAGATTGTGATTTCGGTTATTCAGATTGTAATGAAAAAATACTGAAATGGGCGAATAGTGAGTATGTTGAGCCATCTGTTGATTGGAGTAAGGTAGCAGTCGATACGCAGATTTTGGTAAGAAATAGCGAAGAAGAAACGTGGAGAAAAAGATATTTTGCAAAATATGAGCATGAAACGGTGTATGCGTGGTCAGGAGGAGCAACATCATGGAGCGTGCTTGACGTCGTCAAAGATATACTCGATTGGAAAATGGCAAAGTTGGCAGAAAGTGAGGAATAGTATGGGCGGAAATGTAGTAAGCAACCTTTGTTCATTGCCAGCAACGGATTTGAATTTTACATCAGAACTTAATCGGGCAACGGCATATCAGATTAAGCAGGCAATCGAGACAATGGAACAAAACGGTGGGAAAAATAAAGGAAGGATTAAAGCCTGTGATAGAGAACTGGAAAACAGAAGACTTACGAAAAAAGATAAGCATGGAAAGTATGTCTCTAAGGAGCATTTAAGCATTCTTTGTAATACATTTTCATCGGAACATAGGCTTAAAGCCATTCTGAACAAGCTTGGGGAATACGAAGATGCTGAACGGCATGGGTTGCCTTTACAGTTACCATGCAAGGAAGTGAACAGAATGGATAACAAGTGGATTCCATGTAGTGAACAGATTCCGGAAGAACCGGAAGAAAACCCATTGTTTGATGGAAAATGTTTGGAAGTATATTTGGTAACAACAAAATACGGAAGTAGTGAGCAGGATAAGGTATATCCGTTTAGAGCGTTTTGGAATGGAATTAATTTCACGGATGGAATGAATATTCTGGATGTTATCGCTTGGATGCCATTGCCAGAGCCGTACAGAGAAAGCGAGGAATAGCATGGAGAGATTAACAGAAAGCAATCCATCATGGATAGATGATGAATTATGGGAAAGGGCTTGCGAACCAGACTGTGAAGAAATAGACGCAGTATATCGGAAACTCAAAGACTATGAGGATGCCGAGGAGCAGGGATTACTTCTGCGGTTGCCGTGTGGAATTGGCTCAGATGTATATATAATTCCTAGCAAAATCAATTGTGGATTAAATATTTTAAGTCTGCACCCGGAGAACAACAAAGTTTATCATCAGAAAGTAGCCTTGATTACTTTTACAGAAAAAGGATGGTACATGGAGTGTGATAAGGATCGAGAATATGCAACAGACCGAATCCTGTCAGAAAAAATGTACAAGGAAACCTGGTTTTTATCACAAGAGGAAGCCGAAGCCAAGTTGAAAGAAATGGAGAAAAAGGATGTTTAATGAAATTTTCAATGTGATGAAATGCTTTCCGAAGAGTTATATCACTCAATTTGGAGAACTTATTTTATCAGACAAAGGGAATGTATATTTTACAGCAAAAGACTGTAATACACAGAAAGATATTATCTGTAAACTTTTAGAGTGGTGTTCCAGACCACTTGCAAATGGAGAACCTTACCGCCAAGAGAAGAGAAATAAAGAATGGAGGGAATCACTTCTTTCTGGATACAATGAATATCTCGGAACACAATTCACGCAAGAGGATATGTACTGGATTTACGATAAACTCGGAAACGCAGTCAATCACGAATTGACGTTGAAATTTATTACAAGCGGATATGATTTGAAGCTTGTATATCCGGAGAAAGGAGAAAGTCATGGAAAATAGATTTTTATGTCGTGGCAAAAGGACTGATACCGGCGAATGGGTTATCGGAAATCGTATTGATTCACCCGATGGTCATGTCGCAATTAGTGAGACAAGCGGGGAGTGGAAACTTTACGAATGTATTCCATCCACCATCTGCCGGTGCACTGGACGGACAGATCGAGATGAGAAATTGATATTTGAACACGATGTAATTGCTTATCTTGACACATATAGCACAGAAAGCGGATATGCAGAAGCAGATTGTGCCGGTGAAGTTGTGTGGGATGAAGAAACATTGTCTTTCCAAGTGACAAACAGATTATCTGCTGAAAGCTATGAGGTTTTGGGTGAATGTAGTGTTATCGGCAACAAATTTGACAATCCCGAGTTGTTAGAAAGTGAGAAATAGCATGAGTAAAGAACTTAAACCGTGCCCGTTCTGTGGCTGCCATGACCGCAGAGTGAGTGTAAGAAAAATGGGAAGTGAAGGATACAGGATTATATGCGGTAAATGCGGATGTGCTGGTCCGTATGTAAAAATTAAAGAATTTCCTAACAAGATGGACGCGCAGGGAAAAGCAAAGGAAACATGGAACAGGAGGGTAAAGATCGAGATTGTGAAAGGCGGTGGAGTAGATGCGAAAACCGATTCCTAAATCCGTAAGGAAACAGGTGTATGCGAAATACAATGGGCATTGCGCTTATTGTGGCTGTGAAATACCGGAGAAAGGCTTCAACGTAGACCATTTACATTGCCTTAGAAATTATGAATACACAGAAATAGACGTGCATGATATCAAAAATCTTATGCCGTCCTGTGGTTCGTGCAATCGGTATAAGTCAACGATGGACTTAGAAGACTTTAGAAAAGAGCTGCAAAAAATACCAGACCGGCTGAAAAGAGATGTGTGTACATACAATATAGCCTTGCGGTATGGCATGGTACAGGAAAACAGAGAACCTATAAAGTTCTATTTTGAAAGAGTAGGTGGCGCAGATGGCAATTAAACCGATTTTATTCAATACAGAAATGGTTCAAGCAATTCTGGACGGAAGAAAAGGTTGTACTAGGAGAGTTGTAAAGCCACAACCAAAAGCAAGATTATGTTATACATACGCAGGAAGCCACAAGGGTTGTATAGGAAAATGGACATATCCAAACAGGGGAGCACACGAATTTTGGGGCGAAGAATATAAGCTTCCGGAAAATATAAAAGATGAGGAATTAAGCAAACGATGGAATCCGCCATATCACACGGACGATATACTGTACGTGAGAGAAACATGGAGCGAAGGATATGAAGATGGAACATATATTTACAGGGCTGATGATAAGCTGGCAGACTTGCCTACATTTAAGGAATCATCAAAACTGATATACCGTCCGTCCATTCATATGCCGAAAGGAGCGGCACGTATCTGGCTCCGGGCTACGGATGTGAGGGTGGAGCGGTTGCAGGATATTGACGGAAAAGGGTGTGTGAAAGAAGGAATTGAAGAAGAACATTTAAAATACGTCGGAGACGAGTTCGTAAAAGGTATGTTTCATGACCTTTGGGATTCAACCATCAAGAAATCTGATCTTGATCGTTACAGTTGGGATGCAAACCCGTGGGTATGGGTGATCGAATTTGAGCGGTGTGAAAAACCGAAAGGAGTGTGAGGTATGAGTAAAAGCAGAGCCAGTAAAATGAACGGCTATCGTAGCATGGTAAGCCGTCAGAAAAATGATGTTTTTAAGTTTAAGCAGAAAAGGAAAAAGAAAAAATAAGTCGAAAGGAGTAAGAGGTTTGCTGGCCAGCGTAAAAGAGCTCTTTACTCCAAAAACAAATGGAATCAGTAAAAGAAAGAATGGAGAGACTTGGTGCTTATGAGAAGATCGCTTCGTTCATGCAGAAAGAAAAGCAGGATTATGCTTTCAAGCGTAAGTATGCGCAGATCAGAGCCGAAGAGTTTAAATCAGAATGTGATAAACGTGGTTTGAACTGCCATGTATCAGTCGGAGGTCTGGATAGCATCATTTTATACATATTTCTCCATGAGGTTTGCGGGATTGATGTTCCGGGAGTATCCGCATCGACTTTGGAAGATCGAAGCATCCAGAGGGTGCATAAAGCAATCGGAATTATAAATGTGCCGCCGCTCATGCGGGATGATGGGACCAGATGGACGAAACCGAAGGTTATACAGGAATTTGGATTTCCGGTCATATCTAAGGAAATCGCCGGGAAAATCGAGTTGCTGCAGAATCCAACCGAGAAGAATAAGACAGTCAGACACGCGATTATAACGGGAGAGACCGGGGAATATGGTGGCTGGCAGAAGAATTCGAAGATGCAGCTTAATCAGCGGTGGTTGAAGCTGTTCGGTGGGTATGAAAATGAAACCGAAGGATGCGACTTTCAAAAGCCGGATTTTCTGGTATCAGCGAAATGCTGCTATTACCTTAAAGAAAAGAATTGTGATGACTGGGGAAAAGAGCATAACAGTGTGCCATATTTGGGACTGATGGCATCCGAGGGTGGAAGACGTGCCAAGAGCCTGCGGATGAATGGATGCAATTACTTCGGGGCTTCTACGATCAGATCAGCGCCGTTTGCAATCTTCCACCGGCAGGACATTCTTACGCTTGCCTTGGAGATGGATGATCTCTGGAAGAACGGATTAAAAGAGAAGTATCGTGCTGCTGGAATCAAGGATGGGATAATAACAGAAGATTTTCAGATGCCGGAATCTTTGATACCGGAGATTTACGGTACGATCGAGAGAAAGCCGGACGGTACATTGTATACAACAAAGGCACAGCGTACCGGATGCAGTATGTGTGGCTTCGGAATCCACATGGAGAAGCGACCGCATCGGTTTGATCTGTTGTATGAGAGCAACCCGAAAGAGTGGGACTATCTGATGTTCCATATGTGCAAGGATGCTGACGGGAACGACTACGGATGGGCGAAGGTTCTGGACTACATTGGAGTTGGATGGGATCCGACAACGATCGGTGGTAATTGCAAAGGGCAGATGAGTTTAGAAGACTTTTTGTAAGCAGTTAATTTGTTTGTTATTTTCTTATTTCATATTAAATGCAGAGATCTCAATTACGAAAAAGGAGGTTCTGCAAATGGATAAGGTATATCAGATCATTTTCGAAATCTTATGTGGGCTTATTGTTAACATTTTGTATGATTATCTAAAAAAATAGAGCATTAAGAAAGGAGCCGAACCTCCGGCCGGGGCAACGATATATCGGGTTCCTTTTGAAAAATGACATATAAAGAATTTTTAGAAACAAAGATTGAACTTGCAACAGAAAGCGGATTTGTTGTGGATCCGGAAAAAGTCAACAAGGTATTGAAACCGCACCAGAGGGATGCTGTGGTGTGGGCGCTGAAAGGTGGCAGACGTGCACTGTTTGAAAGTTTCGGACTTGGAAAGACCGTGCAGGAAATTGAATTCTGCCACTTGGCGGCAGAGTATAGCGGCGGACGTGCGTTGATCGTGTTACCGCTTGGAGTGAAGCAGGAGTTCACACATGACGCGGTGGAAGTGCTTGGATATGAAAAGCCGGAGTATTGCCGAACAATGGAAGAAGTGGAGCAGAGCATAAGCCAGATCGTATTGACAAATTATGAGCGTGTCCGGGATGGAGATATCCGACCAGACTACTTCACAGCGACATCCTTGGATGAAGCCAGTGTTTTAAGGAGTTTCGGAAGCAAGACTTATCAGACATTCTTGGATAAATTCAAGAACGTTCCGTATAAGCTGGTAGCCACGGCTACACCATCACCAAACAAATACAAAGAGCTGATCCATTATGCCGGATATCTGGAAGTGATGGATACCGGGCAGGCATTGACGCGGTTCTTCCAGAGAGACAGCACAAAAGCAAACAATCTGACATTATATCCAAATATGGAAGATGAATTTTGGATGTGGGTGTCAAGCTGGGCGCTTTTTATCACGAAGCCTTCAGATCTCAATCCGGTATATTCCGATGAGGGATATGATCTGCCGCCGCTTGAAGTAAGATGGCATGAATTGCCGGTGCATTATGGCGATACTGCAGATCGTGACGGCCAGATGCAGTTATTTCAGGAAGCTGCCGAGGGATTGAAAGAAGCTGCGGCAGTTAAAAGAGAAAGCATTGACCGCCGTGTAACAGAAATGAAAAGGATTGTGGAAGAATCGCCGGACGATCATTTCTTGTTGTGGCACGATCTGGAGAATGAACGGCATGCGATCAAGAAAGCGTTGCCGGAAGTGGTGGATATCTACGGATCGATGGATTATGACCTGCGCGAGCAGAGGGTAATTGATTTCTCGAATGGACAGACAAAGTTGTTCGCTACGAAGAAATCATTATCTGGATCCGGATGTAATTTTCAGAGATATTGTCACCGGGAGATATTCCTTGGAATTGATTATGAGTTCAACGATTTTATTCAGGCGGTACACCGGTGTTACCGCTTTTTACAGAAAGAACCGGTTGTGATCGACATTATCTACATGGAGAACGAGCGACAGATTAGGGAAGCATTGCTTGAAAAATGGAAGAATCACAATCACATGGTTGCAAAGATGATCGAGATTGTAAAGAAGTATGGTCTTAACTCGGAAAATAAGACACAGCGGTTAGAAAGGAAGATGGGCGTGGAAGGCAGCAGAGAAGAGAGAACAGTGAGAGGAAACCATTATGAAGCGGTATATGGGGATTGCGTAGAGGAAACCCGAGCAATGGAAACGAACAGCATTGATCTTATACATACCTCGATTCCATTCGGCAACCATTACGAATACAGTGCAAATTATAACGATTTCGGGCATAACCAGAATACGGACCGATTTTTTGAGCAGATGGATTTTCTCACACCAGAACTGCTCCGAGTCCTGAAGCCGGGGCGTGTGGCTGCAATCCATGTTAAGGACCGTGTATTATTTGGCAATGCAACCGGAACCGGTATGCCTACAATAGAGCCGTTTCATGCACTCTGTATTGCACATTACATGAAGCATGGTTTTCAGTATTTCGGCATGATTACGGTCGTGACTGATGTGGTTCGTGAGAATAACCAGACATACCGCCTCGGATGGACGGAACAGTGCAAGGATGGTTCAAAGATGGGTGTAGGATGTCCGGAATATATCTTACTTTTCCGTAAACTGCCAACCGACAGATCTACGGCATACGCAGATGTTCCGGTCAAGAAATCCAAAGAGGATTACACCCGGGCACAGTGGCAGATTGATGCACATGGTTATTGGAGATCGTCAGGAGACCGACTGATCAGCAAGGAAGAGCTCAAAGATTTCCCGGTTGATAGCTTACAGACAGTGTACAGAGAGTACAGCCGCGGCAATGTATATAACTATGAGGATCATGTGAAACTTGCGGAAGATCTGGACAAGGACGGGAAGCTCCCGGCAACATTTATGGTTGTTGCACCGGGATCATGGAATCAGCTGGAAGTATGGGATGATATCAACCGGATGCGTACCCTTAATACCACGCAGAGCCGCAGACGCGCTCAGATGCACGTATGCCCGTTACAGTTGGATATCGTGGAGAGAATCATCAACAGATATAGCAATGAGGGTGATACGGTCTATGATCCGTTTGGTGGTCTTATGACAGTTCCAATGATGGCGGTTAAGATGCACCGGAACGGTAAGGGATGTGAATTGAATCCGGATTACTTCCGGGATGGTGTTGGATATCTGCAGGCGGCGGAAAATGAGGTGGACGAGCCAACATTGTTTGATTTTATGCCGGAGGTGATGCCATGATTAACGGAGAACTGATCGTTGACAATTTCGCCGGTGGCGGTGGTGCTTCCACCGGTATAGAGTTAGCAACTGGATACAGCGTTGATATTGCGATCAATCACGATCCAGAAGCTATTAAGATGCACAAGGCAAACCATCCGAATACAAAGCACTACTGTGAAAACGTGTGGGCGGTTGATCCGGTCAAGGCATGCAATGGGCATCCGGTCGGACTTGCCTGGTTTTCCCCGGACTGTAAGCATTTTTCCAAAGCCAAGGGTGGAAAGCCAAAGGATAAGAATATCCGTGGTCTTGCATGGGTAGCATTACGATGGGCTGGACTTGTAAGACCACGGGTGATCATGTTGGAGAACGTGGAAGAGTTCAAAACATGGGGACCATTAAACAGACGGCATCATCCGATTAAAAGCAAACAGGGTAAGACATTTGAGCGGTTCGTACAGCAACTTCGGGACCTTGGCTATAAAGTGGAGTTCCGTGAGCTGATTGCCGCCGATTATGGAGCGCCGACCATGCGCAAACGATTCTTCATGATCGCACGATGTGATGGTAAACCGATTGTCTGGCCAGAGCCAACACACGCCCCTGCGGATAGCGAAGCGGTAAAAGCCGGACTGTTAAAACCATACGTAGGAGCATACACACAGATTGATTTCAGCCGGCCATGTCCGAGCATTTTTGACACATCCGAGGAAATCAAAGAAAAGTACGGTATCCGGGCGGTTCGCCCACTGGCAAAGAAAACAATGGATCGGATTGCAAGAGGTTTGAAAAAGTTTGTACTCGACAATCCAGAACCATTTATCATCCAGTGTAATCACGGCGGCGAGCGCAGACCGAACGATATCCGGGAACCGATGCCGACCATAACCGGAAAGCATGGATACGGGATTGTAGAGCCGTATATGGTGCAGATCGGGCAGACCGGGTTCACAAAGGATCGGAGTAAGGATGTAAGAGAACCGCTGACAACGATTGTGAGCAAAAATGAGCATTGCCTGATTGAACCAACGCTTGCACCATATATGGGAACAAATACGACAAATCACCCGGGCGGAAACTGCAAAGATCCGATACATACGATTACCACAGGTAATCAACAATGCCTTATCAGCCCAACACTGATCCAGTACCATTCCGAGACAGCACAGGGAGAAGTCAGGGGACAGACGATTAAAGATCCGATCATGACTGTGGATGGTTCGAACCGATACGGATTGGTTACATCGTTTTTAAGTAAATTTTATAAGAGCGGCACCGGGCAGGATATGAGAGAACCATTACATACCATTACTACATCACCGGGGCATTTCGGGGAAGTCAGAGCGTTTTTGATTAAATACTATGGAGATGCCACAGGACAGGATATAGAGCAGCCACTTGATACGGTTACGACCAAAGACAGATTCGGACTTGTGACAATCGAGGGTGTGGATTACCAGATCGTAGATATCGGGCTGAGAATGTTAGAACCGAAAGAGTTGTACGGATGCCAGGGATTTCCGAATGATTACATAATCGACCATGATTATACAGGGAAAAAGTATCCGAGAAGCGAACAGGTGCGCAGATGTGGCAATGCGGTATGTCCACCAATCCCCGCCGCGCTTGTGAAAGCAAACTTGCCAGAATTGTGTGTAGCAAAGCGCACAGGAAACATGAGGATTGCGCAGGAACAGACCGGACAGCTCCGGTTTGCGTAAACCTTAAATTTTGTGGAGGTGATGCCATGATCCAGACAGCAGAAGATAAAGTGAAAGAGTACTGCCAGTGCATTTGCAGAGAAATAGAACAATGGAAAAATATCAATCAGAACGGGTGTAATGATCCGTTCTGGCCGGATGGCTGCAACATGAATCTGACGCGGAATCATATCCTATATTATCAGAGAAAAATCGCAGAAATCTGTATAGAAAAGCATCTGCCATATCCGGAAGAATATTATTTTTCAGTACCTCCAGAGGTTGACAACTTCTATATGGCGAATCTGAAACAGAGAGATCGTGTTAAGAGGATATTTTACGGTGGGTATGTACCGGTAAGAAAGAAATATTACTACGATGAACAGCAGATATGTTTGTTTTAAACAGACCGGACAGCTCCGGTTTGCGTAGAAGGTTAAATATGCCGAAACCGTTAAAAGATTATACTGGCCGGTGCGGTTCGTGCAGCCACTTTTCTTTAAAAAATAAGAGCCGGACACTGCAATGCCCGGCTCATGAGTGCTAAGACTCTCAACCTATTGTCATTATAGCACTCGCACGTACTGTAGTAAAGACTAGAATTGGAGGGTAGTTATATGACAAAGGGAGAATTTGTGAATGATCTTATATATGACATGACTGGTTATCTGGATGCCGAAGGGACGGAACGCTTGAAAACAGCACTTGCGTATCGCATGAAAGGTTTTCATTTGGTGCCGGACGAAACGCTGCCAACCACGGACGTAAGGGATAATGAATGGATTCTCGGCAGATATCACGTTGATCTGATCGCAGTCGGCAGGAAAGAGAAAACGATTGAAATGTACCTGTACACATTAAAGAAATTCTTTAATGAAACTGGACTTCATTATGCCGTTATGACCGGACAGGACGTAATGGATTATATTGCCATAAGGCAGTATCGGGACAAGATCTCGAAGTCATACGCCGGAAATATTCAGAAATGTTTATCCGCATTTGTCAAGTGGGCGTACCGGAAACACCATATCGACAAGGACATATACTGGGATATTGACAAGATCAAAATCCCGCAGAAGCGCAAGAAACGCTTATCTGATTATGAAGTGTCTAAATGCAAGAACGTCTTAAAGACTTTGCGTGAAAAAGCACTTCTGGAACTGATGCTTAGTGCCGGTCCTCGTGTGGGAGAGATCTGTAACCTTAAGATTGAAAATCTGGACTTTGAACGTGGGGAAATCCAGATTTACGGAGAAAAGAGCAGTAAATGGCGTACTTGCTTTATGACACCGGATTGTCGGGTAGCCTTGGAACAGTATGTAAATGGCAGAAAAGAAGGATATATATTCCTCAATAGCCGGAATGTGGAAACCGGGAAACTGCTGTGTAAGGCAACAATCGAAGAAATCGCGAAAGAGATCGCAGAGCGTGCCGGATGCCGGAATGTTGCCACAGTGCATGTCTATCGTAAGACGTTTGCATCTAGGGAATATCTCCGAACAAAGGATATTTTATATGTATCGCACAGACTGGGGCATGCAAACACAGCAGTCACGGAAAAATATTACATCTGTGACGACATTTTAGCAGATCGTAAGATGGCAAACGTTGCTTAGTTATGTAAAAGGGGAATGTTTAGTGGACGAAAAAGAAATATACGAGATCTGCCAGAGTGTAGATGCATTTATTGCGGACTATCTGGCAGAATCCATTATTAAGGGGACAAGCTATGATCTTATGGAAGCACACCACGGAATTCTCCCAATATCTCGAAATTGTTTCTACCGCCGCCGCAGGATCGTACAGCGGATCATTAAGCAGAGGTTAGGGCGGATCGAAGAGGAACAGAGCGGCCAGATGCGGATGGTGTGGTAAAAATTTCCATTTGACATAATCGAACACATGTTTTATCATTAGGCATATAAGGAGGTAGCAAATGGGAGAAAAGCCAAACAACGAGCTTACGGATAAAGAAAGAGAAATGTATGAGTATATTGTGAAGCACATGGAAGAAAATTTAATTTCTCCATCTTTTCAAGAAATCTGTAAAGGAGTAAACACAAAATCAAAGTCATGTGTGCATTATAGGCTTAAAAAGTTAATGGAAAAAGGCTATATAACTCTGCGAGAAGGGGAACCAAGAACAATTCGCCCAATTGGGTATAAATTAGTAAAAGAAAGCGAGGAGTAAAGCATGTATACAAAGTTGTTGTCAGTAATTGCCATTATAGAAATAATGTGGGGAACAATATTTTCGGTATTATGTGTACTAAAAATGACATTAAAAGATATTGCAAGATCTAGTTCGTTGGGAGGAATTGGAGATGGGTGGAAAACCAATCTTACACAAAGACACTATGCGCGATGCGGAATTTTGTACATAGTTTTTGGAAGCCTGCTGCAAATATATATGGTGTTTGCTGGAGACATAACAAGGGTTTCATTTTGGATAGCCACTGCAATTGTGGTTATTATACCTTCTGTATTCGCGGTATGGAGCACAAGAAGATATTTGAATCAACTGAAAAATGATATTAAACATTAAGATACTTTGAGAAGAGAGGAAAAACAACCTCTCTTTTTTCATGCCTTAAATTGGTACAAATCCTCTGAAATACTGTTTTATAATTATGGTATGAGGAAAGGACTAGGCCATGTATAGAGCACAGAGAAATTATGAAAACGTACAGCGGATGTTGTTTGACGGAATTGGTCGGTACGACATTCCGGAGTTAGAACCTACGCAATTTGATAATGCGGAGTTTATTGGATTCAATTATGCAAAGAGTGCCAAGAACTGCGAGGATAAAGCGGTGCATTTCTTTCTGGATGATTACCAGTTTAATAGGGTGTGGACTGATCCAGACAGATATATTCCCATGTTGCAGAAATTCAAGTATGTGCTTACACCGGATTTCAGCCTGTACACAGATTTCCCGAAGCCATTGCAGATCTATAACCATTACCGCAAGCATTGGCTCGGTGCATACTGGCAGATGCATGGTATTAACGTTATTCCAACAATTTGTTGGAGTGATCGGGATTCGTTCGAGTGGTGCTTTGATGGAGAACCTACACAAAGTGTTGTTGCGGTTTCTTCCGTTGGAACACAGAACGGCAGCGAAAAGAAGCAACGGTTTCTGGACGGATATTTTTATATGGTGGAGAGGTTACAGCCTACACAAATTATTTTTTATGGTAGAGTTCCGGATGAATGCAAAGGGAATATTGTACATATTAAGCAGTTTAGTGATAAGTGGAATGAAGCGGAGGTGGCGCAGTGGTAATGAATTTACAGTATTTTGGTGGTCGCGGTAGCTCTAGCGGATTTGGCAAAGAAAACGGAAATGTTGTAATTCAGAAGAGACCGGAACCAAATGCTCAAGGATATTCGTTTTACATGACCGGAAACAGAGATGTGATAACGAATTGGGATGATGAGGGGAATTATCACAAAAATGGATTAAAGAAAAAAGAGTCTATTCGGCAACGCTTTTCTACACAAGAAGAGGCGGTCAAGTATGCTAAGAAGAATGGATATAAATATCTAAATCTTTGAAAGGAATATAAATGGGTGGAAGAGGTACGAGCAGTGGAATAAGCACAAATTCCATTACGATTTCAAACGGGATAAAACGAGAAATGCTTAGCAAGGGATTGAACAGCAAATTTAAAGGCGTGCAAAGAGACGCAAAAGCTGGCACTGGCAGTTTTACTTACAAAGACGCAAGAGCGATTGGGAGTGCTGATGCCCTGAAAATGGATATTCTTAGAGTACATGAAAATAGTAACAATACCCTTGTTGAAGGAATAATCCGAGGAAAACACGTTTTTTACGCAAACAAAAATTCGGATAGTACGATTCAGAAAATAAAAAATAATATAGACAAGAAAAAGCAAAAACAAATCCGCGATTCGCAGGAAAGACCGGAAATCCGAACCACAAGCACTTACGACAGATGGAAGAAAAACCACGACAAAAATTTTGATGCATGGTTTAATGGAGGAAGAAAATAGATGGGCGGCAGAGGTTGGTATAGCGGTTTAGATACCATAAAGCAAATTACGGTAAATATGGATGGAAATAATGTTACATACCGCAGTAAAAAGGGAAAGACATGGAGAATTGGAAATGGAAACAGTGTGGAAGACACAGTTCCAATGACATTAAAGGAAATTGAGAATAGAGCCAAGAAAGCCGGGTATTCTGTGAAAACCTACACCAACAAAGAATATGCACGATATGAAAAGGAATACCCGAAAGAAAGAGAGAAAACAAGTAAGCAGCTGGACGAGCTTTGGTATAAAGCTGGCCCGAGACCAAGAAAAGGCATGAAAGGGCATTGATTCCAGTAAAAGAAAGGAGATGATCGGTTGGCAGCAAAGAAGAATCCATTGAGCGATAAGGCATATGAACTGTATAAAAGCGGTATGAAGCTGGTAGATATCGCTACTCAATTGAATTGTTCTGATGCTACTATCCGGACATGGAAGAATAGATATAAATGGGATGATAATGCAAGTGAAACGTTTCAGAAGAAAAATGAAACGAAACGCAACGTTTCAAAAAATAAAGATAAGACTACAGGAAAGAAGCTGACACCAAAGCAGGAAGCATTTGCAGCTGAATACATCAAGAATGGTGGAAACGCTACACAGGCGGCAAAAGCGGCGGGGTACTCTGAAAAGGTGGCTGGAATAACAGGGCACGAGAATCTAAAGAAACCTAATATTTCAGAGAGAATTGCCGAGCAAATGGAGTATATCGAGAAAGAACAGCACCGAGACATCATGAGCCTTGCAGACATACAGGAACGCAGAAGCAAGATAGCAAAGGGAGAGGTTGTTGACGGACGTGGATTAAAACCGGAGTTTACAGATCAGCTTAGGGCTATGGATGGTTTAGAAAAGGCATTAACCATTGCAGAAAAGCAGAAGATCGAGCGCGAGGAAAAGGAGAAGCGTGAGAAAACGCCCCTTTGGACGGTACCGATTACAGACATTACTTCCGACTTCGTGGAGATCTACCGGATAGTGCATGAAGCCTTTGCCGGCGAGATAGATGTGCATGAGATCGTGTCTAAGGGCGGTCGTGGTTCTATCAAGTCGAACTTCTGGGGAGACCTGGCATACGAGACCATCCGACAAGATCCACAGGCACATATTGTATATACCAGACGATATAAGATTGATCTGCGCGGATCTGTATACAATCAGTTCATGAAAACCGTGATCCGCTACAACGATCTGGATAACTGGGATTTTAAGCAATCACCTATGTGCGCGGTATATAAACCAACCGGACAGATGGTAATGTTCGTGGGAGCGGATAAGCCTATTTCTCTTAAATCGTTTAATGTGCCATTCGGATATGTAAAGATGCTGATCCACGAAGAGTGCGACGAAATGGCAGGTGTGGAGCAGATGGATAATATAGAGGACACCTTCCTGAGATCGGACACCCCTGCACTCGATATAAAGATATTCAACCCGCCGAAATCAAAGAACAACTTTATGAATCAGTATGTGGAAGAGTGCCGGATTAAACCACAGACCAGAGTGTGTCACAGCTATTATTTTAATGTGCCAGTAAAATGGCTTGGTAAACGATTCTTCGAGCGTGCGGAGTGGTTTAAGGCACATAAGCCGCTATATTACCGCAACAATTACCTGGGGGAAGTAACCGGTACAGGTGGCGGCATCTTTGATAATGTGGAAGAGCGGACCATCACGGATGCAGAAATTGAGAATATGCCATTTTTTTATCATGGTCTGGACTTTGGATTTGAGCATCCACAGACATTTCAAAAAGCATGGTATGACGAGGATACGGACACATTGTACTGTGTGGATGAGGTGTACGCCAAGAAATGTAAAAATAGCACATTTGCTAGGAAAATCAAAAAATATATTACAGAGGAAATTATATGTGATTCTGCCCGACCGGATGCAATTGCAGAGATGCAGGATTGGGGATTTAATGCAATCGGCGCTAAGAAGCGCTGGGGATCCGGCAAAGGTAGAGACTATTGCTGGGAGTGGTTGCAGCAGACCACAAAGATTGTGGTTGATCCGGAACGATGCCCGCACCTTGCACATGAGCTGGCAACATTGGAGCATGAGCAGTTGGCAGACGGTAGCTTTTCAGATGCGTACCCAAAGATTGGCGAGGACTGTGTAATGGCGCTGATCTATGGATTGAACCGTGTGATTATGGAGAGCCGCCGCAACAATGGACTTTATGATGATGAGATAGACGAGGAGGAAGAGGATGATGAAGAATACGAAGAGTAAGCATTATGTTCTTGTGGACAAAGAATCAAGAGAAGTGATTGCGTGTATTTCCGATAATGGCAAAGAGAATATTCTGCGGAAGGATGTCGAATTGAAAGTATACGAAGGCACAGAGCCGGTATTTACCGAGACAGATCGTGGAGTGTTACTGAAAGATAATGCATTTACTATGAGATTGTAGGTGGTGACGTATGAACATATTCACACGAGTAAAGGAGTTTTTCATGAATTTATTCAAAACAAGTGCAGAGAAAGAATTTAATGTTGATATTATCTCCTCTGATCTGATGGAGATGGCACAGATCGAGTGGCAGAACATCATTAAGGGTAGACCGTACTGGATGAGAAAGACTGTGCGCACAATCAATTTTGCAAAGTTTCTCTGCTATTACACCAGCAAAAAGACCTGTCTGGATCTCAATGTGACAATCAGCGGTAGTGACAGGGCGGATTATATCAATCAGTGCATTGGTGCAATGATCCAGAAGTCTATCCGGGATAAAGTAGAAGATGCCTGTGGTGCCGGCGGGATTATCTTAAAGCCTAATGGCACATACAATCCGGCCGGAGCAATCGACTATGTAATGCCGGGTAGTTTTGCAGTAACGGAAAAGAACAGCAATGGGGATATTCTGGGCGTTATCTTTATTGACCGACAGATCAAGGGTGATGATTACTATACAAGATTGGAGTATCAGCATTTCACCTCTTCGATTGGCGAGGACGGGGAAAACACAGGACGTACATATACGATTGAAAATAAGGCTTTTAAGTCCAGAGGTAGTGACAGCCTGGGGCGCAGCATTGCACTGACGGATGTACCAGAGTGGAAAGACATTCCGGAATCAATCACAATTTCCAATGTAGAAAAGCCACTGTTCGGGTATTTCAAGATGCCGTATAACAATACGATTGATTATGCATCACCAGAGGGGGTGGCCGTATTTGCGAACTGTATCGAGGAGTTGCGCAATCTGGATGTGGCATGGAGCCGAAAAGATGATGAGGTGGACGATTCACAGCATATCACATTTATCGATGAAAATGCGCTGATGAAACGTGATAAGAATACCGGGGATAAGGCAAGGGTTGAACTTCCGAGATTTGTAAAGGGCTTAAAGATGGGAGTTGATGCACAGAGCACGGTTGATGAGCATGTGCCGACACTGCTGACAGATCAGAGAGTGGCGGATATCAATTCCGTTCTTTCCATGATATCCACAAAGGCAGGATTCTCACAGGGGCAGTTTGTTCTTGATCGCAAGACTGGCATTGCCACAGCAACAGAGATTGAGAGTGATGATAGCGAGACAGTAGAAACGATTACAGATATCCGGAATGCACTTAAAACAGCTATTAAAGATCTGGTGTATGCGCTGGATAAATATTGTGATGTATTTTTCAATATGCCGAGCGGATATGTGAATGCACTTGATGAGGATGTGGCAGACGAAGATGTATTCTATTTCAAAGACCTGCTGGCATCATTCGAACAGGACCGCACCCGCGCATACCAGCTGATGATGAATGGTGTATACAGCAAGCGCAAGTATCTAAAAGAATATGAGGGATTCAATGACAAGGAAGTTGATGAAATGTTTGCCGAGCGTGATGAAGAGAACGCCAGCCAGAGCAAAGATGGGTTATTTGGTGAGGAATAGACATGCGGTATAACCAAACTGTGGGATGCGCAGATATCCACATAGACACCAAAAGAATAGATAATAATATACGGAATGCACAGAAGTTGTTGAATATGCAGGTGGTCGCAGACTGTGATGAATACATACCAATGGCACAGGGAGCCTTGCGCGGATCTGCAAATTATCCGGATGGAATATATGGCGGACAGGTGGCATGGAATACCCCGTATGCACATTACCAGTACATGGGTGAACTGTATCTGACGGAAGACGGTCGATCTTTTGCGGATAAAGGAGAACGGAAGTACCCTGCTGGAATGCCGCTTGTACAACATGCGCCCGGAGCTACAGACCACTGGTTCGAGCGAGCGAAGGAAACCCACGGGAAACAATGGCTTGAACTGGTAAAACGAGAGGCAGGAAAAGGATAGATGCTTACACCAGATTACTTTTATGGAAAATCTGACAAGTTAATAGAGATGTACCAGGAGTTGGAAGATTGGATTTTGCAGGATATTGCCATGCGTTTGATAGAATCCGAGAGCCTATCCGGAACAGCAGACCGCGAACTGTGGAAGCTGCAGCAGATGGGATTGCACCGGCAGGAGATCGTAAAACGTATTTCGGAGTTGACAGGCAAGAGCCGGAATGAAGTGCGCCGGTTGTTGCGAGAGAGTGTGCTCACTTCGTTTTCTGACGATAAGGGCGTACTTGAACGGCTGGCAGATGTGCAGCCACCACTGCAGAATAACATGGTGATTGCTGCAATGAATGCTGAACTGATGAAGACATTCGGAGAGTTGAGCAATCTTACAAACACAACCATAGACCAATCACAACGGGATCTGCTGAACCTTCTGAACGAAGTAGATTTTCGTGTGGCGAGTGGGTTGCAGTCCTACAGTAGTGCAATCTGTGAGGTGTTGGATCGGTATGCGGAGAATGGTATGCGTGTGGATTATCCAACCGGTTCCCGGAGATCGTTGGAAGCCGCAGTTCGCTGTTGCATTGTAACATCCATGAACCAGACCGCCGCACAGGTTACGAATAAGTATATTGTGGAAGCTGGGGCAGAATATGTTCTGGTGTCCGCGCATATGGGCGCGCGACATGACAAGAATAACCCTACAGGCTTGCAGTCTCACGATTGGTGGCAGGGAAAAGTATATAAGATTCGCGGTTCTGATCCGGATGCACCGAACCTTCTTGAAGCTACCGGGTATGATATAGACCCACAGACCGGAGAAGGGCATGTGGTTAATCCTCTGGGATTGCATGGGTATAATTGCCGGCACTCACATAAGCCGTGGGATAAGTCCT